CGCTCGCGGCGAGGGCCGTGCAGCGCGCCATGGGCTACGCGGACGCCACGATCCAAGGCAACGCCATGGCCGACCCGGCACACCCGCGCTGGGCGCTGGTGCCGCACGCCGGCGCATGCGACTGGTGCCGGATGATCGGCTCGCGCGGTTTCGTCTTCAAGAGCTCGGCGACCGCCGGCGCCGAGCGCCATCCGAGCTGCAGGTGCATACCGGTCGCCGACTTCTCCGACAGCCCCGCGCTCGACGGCTACGATCCGGCGGCGCTCTACGACGAGTACCGCGCGAAGCACCCCGAATGGGGCTCCCATCGCACGGGATCGCGCGCCCGCCGCAGCGGCGGCAAGGTGGTCGCCGCATTCGTGGACGGGAAGAGGTTCGGAAGCATCGGCGACATCCAGAGGTACATGGAGGGGGCATCGTCCCCCGACGACCTCAAGGCCCGCATGGCCACCGCGAACAGGGCGGGGCTGGCAATGGGCTTCCAACCGGGGAGCCCCTACGCCAAGTCGCTCGCGCAGACCGCGGCGGGCGTGAGCAAGAGGCTCTCGGCCAAGTGAGGACGCCCCGTGGGAGGGCGGGCGCGACGCGCCATCAAGCGTCGCCGGCGAAGACACGCAACGCGCCGGCAGGAACACGAGGCCGCAGCCCGCACGGGAGGCGGCCTTTTCCATGCCAAAACACCGCCAGCGCCGCCGCACGGAGGCGCGAAGCGAGCCCCGCACGGGGCCGGAAGGAGTGCAAGATGCCTACCCAACAGCAAGCCAACAACGTGACCGATCCCGTCGAGCCCCCGCAGCCGGCGGCGCCGGCGGAGCCCGGCGGCGACCAGGGATCCGGGGCCCCACAGGAGCCGGCAGCGATCGACTGGAAGGCCGAGGCCGAGCGATTCAAGAAGGAGTCCCGCAAGTGGGAGGCCCGGGCCAAGGAGAACAAGGGCAAGGCCGACCTGTGGGACGCACAGGGCGCGCAGGCGCCCACCGTCGAGTCCCTCAACGACGAGCTCAACGACCTGAAGGGACGCCTCGCCGCGTCCGAGGCCGAGCGCGAGCGCGAGCGCACGCTCGCCCGCGTGTCGCAGGCCACCGGCGTTCCCGCCGCGCTCATCCACGGCGACGACGAGGAGTCGATGACGGCATCGGCCAAGGCCGTCGCCGACTTCGCCGAGTCGCGCCAGCCGGGCTACCCGCTCGACAAGGGCGGATCCGGCGGAGGCAAGAAAGTGAACAGGGAGTCCATCGAGTCCATCAAGGACCCCGCCAAGCGCATCATGGCCCGCGCCGCGCACATGGACCTCTACAAGTAAGAAAGGGGCAAACATGCCCGTACCCGCAAACATCTCCGACTCCACGGCCATCAACGCCTCGATGGACCAGGAGTTCATCCGCAACTTCGAGGGCGACCTCGACCGACTGCTCGAGGTCCTCGGCATCTTCGGCGCCGAGACCATCGCCGCCGGCACCACGCTCAAGATGCTCAAGGTGGCCGGCGAGCTCAACAACTCCAAGACCGCCGGATCCAAGGAGTCCGCCACCGGCGATACCGCCGTCCAGCTGGGCTCCAGCTCCGGCACCGCCTACGTCGAGGGCGACGAGGTCGCGCTGTCCAAGTTCACCGCCACCTACGAGCCCGTCGGCGAGGCCGAGGCCTTCCCGTACCGCCGCATGACCACGCACAAGGCGATCCAGCAGTCCGGCTACGTCAACGCCGTGCTCAAGACCGACAAGCACATGGCCTCGCTCGTGCGCCGCAGCATCGTCTCGCAGTTCTTCTCCTTCCTGCTCAAGGGAACGGGCGCGGCGACCGGCAAGGGCCTGCAGGCGTGCGCCGCTGCAGTCGACGCCAAGCTCGGCAACACCCTCGAGACCAACGGCGACGCCGCCGAGCGCGTCGTGCACTTCATCAACCGAGACGACGCAGCCGACTACCTCGGCAACGCGACCATCACCGACCAGAACCTGTTCGGCCTGACCTACCTCGAGAACTTCCTGGGCCTCTCGGGCGTCTTCCTGACCAACCAGGTCGCCAAGGGAACCATGATCGCCACCCCCGCCGACAACATCCGCATCTTCGGCGTGGACTTCGGCGAGCTCGCGACCTCGGGCCTCACGTACACGGTATCCGACTCCGGCCTGATCGGCGTCGCGCACACCCCGGCGTACGACCACGTGTCGGTCGAGACGAACGTGCTCGCCGGCGCGACGTTCTTCCCCGAGGTGAAGGACTACATCGTGAAGGGAACCATCACGACCAAGTAAGGAGGCCACCGTGGACGAATACTCGTTCGCGACGGTCGACGAGTACCGCATCGACACCGGCGACGCGGCGACCCCCGACGAGCGCGTCGCCGCCGAGCTGTCGCGGCAGAGCGCAAAGCTCCGCGCGACGCTCGGCGTGAGCCGCACGCGCACCCTGGCGGAGGACGCGGCGGCGCTCGCGCGGGACCTCGTGACCGACGCGGCCCGCAAGAAGCTCGTGCAGCCGGCCTGCGCGCCCATGGGCGTGGAGGACCTCACCGGCGTCTCGCAGTCGAGCTTCACGGCCAACGGGTTCCAGGGGAGCTTCACCTACCAGAACCCGAGCGGCACAGCCTACTTCGACCGCTCGACGCTCGCCGCGCTCAAGAGGCTCCTCGGGCGCGGCCAGCGCATCGGCACCGTGTACCCGAGCTACGGGGGCAGGCCGTGATGGGCGAGGAGGTGACGGTGCTGTCGAGCAGGGAGACGGGCAGGGACGCCATGGGAGAGCCCACCGTCGAGTGGGAGGCCACCGTCGTCCCGGGATGCCTCGTGCGGCCCCTGGCCGGTTCTGATGTGGGGGATGCCGTACGGCCGGACGGCGTCGAGGCGAGCTACTCCATCGCGTTCCCCAAGACGTACGCGGGGCCGCCGCTGGCGCGCTGCCGCATCGCCCTGACGGGGCGCGGCATGCCAGCCGACCCCGACACCGCGCTGCTGGTCGTCGGCTACCCCGACATCACGGACCCCTGCCCCACGGCGTGGAACATGACGGCGACGGCGGGGAGGGCCCATGGCTGACAAGATCAAGTTCGGGCGCTTCGTCCACAGCGACGCGGGCGTCATCGCCGTCACGAAGGGCGCGGGAGTCCGCACCTGGGTGGCGGCCGAGACCGCCCGCCTCACGGCGAGGGCCAACGCCGCCGCGGCGTCGCACCACGTGCCGTCGGGTTACCGCAAGTCACTCGAGAAGCTCCACCCCGGGGCCTTCGACGGCGACCCCTACGTGGGCGTCGTCAAGTCGGGCTCCTGCGACACCCTCGGCGTCGTTCGCGCCGCGACCCCGGCCGGCGCATTCGACCAGAACCGCAACCACACGCTCGACCACCTGCTCTAAGGAGGGAACGTGCCGAGACTCAACGTGATGGGCGAGCTCAGGGAGATCCTCGAGTCCGCCCTGGGCGGCGTGCCCGTGCGGGTCAACCTGCCCGCCGAACGGCCGGGGACCGTCGCCGTGGTCCGCCGGTGCGGGGGCGCGCGGCAGGACGCCCTCATCGACTCGCCCCAGGTGGAGGTGCTCATGTGGGCCCCGACAGAGGCCAAGGCCGAGGAGCTCGCGGAGCTCGTGGGCGACGCGATGTCGCACCTGCCGTTCGCGCGGGGCTTCTGCGCCTGCGAGGAGCTCGAGATGCGGACCGACTACGACTACTTCGCCCGGTCCCCGCGCTGGTACGCGCTGTACCGACTGAAGACATACCAACCGAAAGAAGGATAAATGGCATCTAACAACGAGGAGGGCAAGATCGCCCTCGCCTCCGAGGACGCGACCCCCGCAAACGACATCGACCCCTCGCTCGTCACCACCGGCTCGCCCGTCGAGGGCGGCTGCGTGTACACGAGCTTCAAGGCCAACCCGACGCTCCCGGCCGACGCCGCGACCAAGATCTCCACGTTCACCGACCTCGTGTCGCTGGGCGACCTGTCGCCCGACGGCTTCACGGCCTCCAAGAGCGTGACGGTCAACGAGTTCAAGGGCTGGCACCAGTCCATCGTGCTCACCAAGGTCTCCGAGGAGAAACACCAGTACAAGATGGTCTTCATCGAGTCCGTCCGCTCCTCCGTCGCCAAGCTGCGCTACGGCGCCGGCAACGTCGAGACGGACAAGGACGGAACGTTCAGCCACATCAAGGTCATCGCCAACTCCGACGTGCGCGTCCCGCTCGTCATCGACGAGCTCGAGGACACGGGCAACCTGCGCCGCACCGTCATTCCGCGCGTCTCCATCGACTCCTACGACGACGTCGAGCACAAGCCCGGCGGCCTGGTCCAGTACGGCTTCACCTTCACGGTCATCAAGACCGCGGGCAAGCCGCTGTTCGACATCTACCGCGCAAAGCCCGCCGCGTAGGCGAAGGCGACATAACGAGACCGCCGCCCCGGCACTGCCGGGGCGGCCCTTTATCTGGGAGGAAAGATGAACAAGGATTACCTGGCAATGATGGATGAGGGCGAGCTCGAGGCATACGCCAAGGTCCTCGGCTTCACGACCGCGGCCGCGCAGACGGCTGCTGACAAGGTGAAGCTCATCGAGCAGAAGCGAGGACGCTGCGCCGAGCTGACCGTTCTCGGCATCGCCATGAGCATCCCCGTCAAGCGTGCGCATGACCGCCGCTTCATCGATGCCATGAATAAGGAGGACCGCACGACCGAGGAGCTCGATGGGGCGTTCCGCTTCCTCCTCGGCGACGAGCAGTACGCGAGCCTCATGGAGGCCGTGACCGAGGACGACGGCACGCAGGACGACGACGCGCTGGGCTACGCATACAACAAGCTGCTCTACTCGGCCGAACTAAAAAACTTCTAGAGCTCGCCGACCTCGAGGAACGTCACCTGCCCCTGCTCAGGCACGACTTCAGGGCCTACTACGGCTGCTGCTACGACGAGGTCGGCGCCGCCGAGGCGTACGACCTCGTGAGGACGCTGCCGGACGGGTCGCTCACCGTGGCGGCCCTCCACCCGGAGCGTAGCTGGACGCAGGAGCGGCAATCGGCGGCCGACATCGTAGACAGCGTCTACGCGGCGGCGACCGCGCTGTGCGGCGGCAAGGCATCGGAAGCCCCGAGGGTGCCCCGCCCGCGGGACGTGGCCGC